CGGCCTCCATGTGGTCGAGCGCCTCAATGATGCCCCCGGCGCAGTTGTAGATCGCGACCGGGCTGATCCAGGCGCGCGAGTCATCCTCAGGCCGGCCGGCCGCGACAATGTCGTTGCAATACTGGCGCACCGCCTCAAGCACCAGGGCCTGGGTCAGGGGGCCGCCTGGGTTCATCACCATCAGGTGGGTGATTTTCTGCACGTTGTCTTTTCTCCGCATGTCAGGCCTCCCGGATGCTAAAGGTCATGTCGTGCATGTAGTCGCGGATTTTGTCGTTCAGATCGATCGCATCCGTCAGGCGCTCCATGCTGATTTCATCGGCCAGGTCGGACAGGTCGACCTCGCTGGCCAGGTCGGCATAGTCCAGCACCTCGGACCAATCGACATTACTGATCAGGTCGGACGGGCTCAGCTCGGCGGCCAGGTTGGCCAGGCTGACGCCCTCGCCAATTGTCCGCAGTTCGGCGGGAGTCAGTTCGCCGGCCAGCTCCGCCAGGTTGACGTGCGCGGCCAGTTGGCGCAGCTCGTCATCGCTGAAAATCACCCGCTGCACATGCGGCGTCAGGTCAGACGCGCGCGCCTCAAGCGCGGCCAACCTGGCGGCCAGGGGCGCCAGACGCTGCTCGACCGCGGCCTGGACCGCGGACTCAAATGCCACCTGCAAGGCGGCCACGATAGGGTTCGTTTCGGACATGTCTTTCTCACTTTCTAGGTTGTAGGCCTTGCGGGATGCTCGGCCTGGTTGAAATTCTACACTACAACTATCAACTCGTGTCAACTGTCTCCGCCAACAATTCTATGGAACAGCCAAAGCCAGAACAGGCGCAGGGCAAGCCCCCGCTGCGTGTCCGGGACTATCTCGGGCTCCTTTGGACGGCTGTTGGCGATCATCTGCTTTCTGACTTTCTTGCGTGTGGTCCGGTTCACTCCGCCGGCACGTAAAGGGACTGCCTGGTGGTCAGGACCAGGTCGCGCATGGTCAGCCGATCATCATGCGTCATTGTGCCCAGGGCCATCAGCACCAGGTGCATTTTGTGCGCCATCTCGGCTCGATAGCCCGGGCCATCGTTCGGGTCTTCCAGGTCCCGCAGGTTTTCCATCAGCTCAGGGTTCAGCCATCGCCGCTCGGCGTCTTGATAGATTTCCAAAGACACCGAGGTGATGATGTCCTCCAGCCGATAGCCGGTCTGGCGGCCGACCCGATTGCGGATTGGCGCCGGCCAGGACTCGACCACCAGGCGGACGCCGTTGGCGGTCTTGTGCACGCGGGACACGGTCGGATACTCTACGTGTTTCATCTCTTTCTACCTTTCTATGGTTACCTGGTCATCCAGGCAGGGGCACTATAGCATAGTGTTTTTACGGTCGTCAATCCAGCATCGCGGCGCGCAGTTCAGCCCAGGAAATCCCTGTCCAGGGCCAGCGCGCCATAGGCGGCGTGTCGATTCCCATGCGCACCAGGTCCAAGGCCTGCTCTCCCGCGAACAGCAGCAGCTCCGACTTGTGGGCATGGGCAGTACCAGGCGGGAAATACTGAACCAGGATGTAGGTCGGGCAGCGCAGGTCTGCGTGCTTGACGTGGAAGGCCACCTGGTGCGGCGACAGGGCAATCTTGCGCCCACGCTTGACCACCTTGAGCTCGACCATCACGAACTCCCCATGCGGGAACGCCAGCAGACAGTCCGGGATGCCCAGGTTGACCCGGGATTCAATCCGGGTGAAATGGCAATTTGGGACGTTGTCTTTCAGGCGCTTGTACAGGTTCGCTTCGGGTTTCGTTGCCATCGTTGTCTTCCTCTACGGGCTCTTCCTCGATTTGCCTGGGAGTCACGTCCACAATGGGCCCGGCCTGGCCGCCGTACAGGCGCTTGATTTCGTCAAGCTTGCGCATGACCTCTTCCTTGGACATGCTGTCGATCGTCCCGTGCCTGATTTCCTTGCGGTCGATGTAGATCGTGCCCAGGGCCTGACCGCGGCGATACTCTGCCTGCACGGCCGCGCCGTACGCGCCTGCAGCCAACGCCTGGTCGCGAATGACCTGCAGGTCGCGCATGTGCCGCTCAAAGGTGGTGGCGTACTTTTCGCCCAGCTCCCGGCGGCGCTCCTGGATGGCGGCCACGATGTGAGGGCTCTTGTCAGGATCAGTCAGCTCCCGGGCCCGGTTCTTCGCCCAGATTTCGCTGTACCCAGCGCGGATGGCGGCTTCCTTGAGAGTCACATGGCCATCGCCGGCCGCGAACTCTTCAACGAACTTCCATTCCTGCGGCGTCAACACCCTCGGCTTGTGGGGTTTGACCTTAACTGCCAGGCGGGACTCAACCCGCTGGTCCACTCCCCCCAGGCTCTTGCCGGCCAAGAACTTTTCATCCTTGTACGCCCCCATTAGGCAACCCTCCACAGCCGCCAGCCCTCACCATACTTGCGGATGGTGAACCGTACCCCAGGATGCCGCTTGGCGTACATGTAGGCCGCGCTGCGCAAGTTCTTGATCCAGTCCGCGTCCAGCACCAGGAAGCTGTCGCCCACCGCCATGTCAGGGAAGGGGTAGACCTGCCGTTGGCGGTCGTCAGGCAGGGGGACGTGTCTCTCGATTCTCATAGGCCGATTGTGCAACACTTCCACAGGGTAACGCAACAGCCCGGCCAGGGTTCCTCACGTTTTCGTGACTTTAGATATCTTTTTCTCAACATTGGTTTCGTTTATAAGCAGCAAAAAAAAGCGCGCGCGCATTTTATGTGAATTACACCATTACACTTGTAGAACACACTGTAATCACTCATAACCTATTGATTCTATTGATCTATTACATCATTACATCAATTCTTCATTCCTATACTGCTTATGAACGAAACCAATCTTGAGAAAAAGGTATCCTGGCGCTCAAAAAGCGTAAGCCCCGTGGTCCGTGACCCGTGATCCCCTCCCCTTCTCCTCTCCCCGTGCCCCGCCCGCCTCTCTTCCCTTGCCCCGGCCGACCACCCCTCCCCCTGTACCCCTATTTCCCCGCCTTCTTGCCCTTGCCCCGCCCTTCTTTCCCCCGTAGAATGCGCAAAGCCCAGGTGCTGCAAACACCTGGGCCCCACTTCCCACTGCATCGTTGAAGGAGAACGACACCATGAGCAAGCCTGATCCTAACACGCTCGCCTACATGCGCGAGATGCTTGAGTACCACGACGTTGGCAATGGCGCCTTGATTTGGCGTCATGGGCGACTGCGCGGTGAGATCGCGGGCACTGAGACCAAGAAGGACAAGCCTGAGCTGCGCATTCGCTTTGACGGTGCTTCGTACCTGGCGGCCAAGGTCGCGTGGTTCTTGTGCATGGGTTATTGGACCGAGAACCGCCTGAAGTTCCTCAACGGCGACCGCACTGACATCCGGATGGAGAATCTGGAGGAGACGGACCGCAAGGACGGCCCGGGCCGCTGATCTCGCGCTACTGCAGCTCCCCCGGCTCGCACCACTCCCCTGTCATCAGGCGAGCGGCCACTGACATAGGCAGCGTGTCTGCCACTTCGATGGCGGTGATGGCTTTGTCGCCGATGTCGGGCCCGATGAAGGCGTACTTGGTGTCGCCGGCGGTGATGATGAGCACTTGAACCGTGGGCCGTGGCACGAGGCCCTCGATGAGCCCCTCGAACGCCGGGGTCATGGCATTTCCCCCGCTGCCGCGGCTTGCAGGGCCTCCTGAACCTCCTGAACCCGATCGTGCTTTGCTTGAACCAGTGGGGCGGCGCAGTCGTCGCACATCTCAAGCATGCCTTGTAGCTCGTAGGTGAACCGTCTGAAGGGCCTGGGGAATGCGTACTGCGGGTGGTTGGTGCACTCAAACTCTTGCCTGGTGCATTCCTTCTTGCACAGGTCGCACAGGATGTGGTAGGTCAGCTTGATCACTGAGGCTCTCCTTGCCATCCTGGCCCTGTCCTGCCTTCTTTGATGCCCAGGTCCAGGGCGAGGCGCTCGACCTCATCTTCGAGCTGCCTTCTCTGGGCTCTGAGGTGGTGCACTTGGTTGGCCAGGTACTCCATGGAGTCCGTTTGCACTTCGATGCGCCGGCGCAGGGCGGCGATGTACTCCCGGGTCTCCAGGCAGTCGATGGGGCGTGGGGGTTCTTCGGTGGAAAATTCAGCGGGTCTCATTGTGGCTTCTCCAGTAGTTGGCAGGCTTGCAGGGCCTGGCGGTTCAGGTGGTTCATGTACTCCATGGCTTCAACGATTTTCTTGAGCTCTTCAAGGCTGTAGACGCCTTTGTCCAGGTGGGCCCGGGCCGTGGGCCATGTTTCGATTGACGGTTCATCTTTTTCCATGGTCAGGCCTTTGCCTTTCTCAGCTCTCTGTCCCTGGCCAGGGCCAGCATAAGGCGGTTGGGATATCCATTGGCGGCCATGATGCGGCTGACGTAGACCTCCACGGTCCGCGTGGTGATCCCCAGTTTACGGGCCACGAGGTCGGTCTGTCCGAGCTCGCAGATGGCGTCCAGGACGGCTTGCTCACGCGGGGTCAATTTCAGTGGTTTGGGCACGTAGGCCTTTCATTTTTCACAGTTTGATGCCGCGCAGTTGGCGGCAGCGTTCGCGTTCGGCGGGGGTGATGTCGGGGCTGATCTCGGCGACGGGGCATAGGTGGTCTCTGGGCGGCCGTGGTCCGTGGCCCGCGAGCCAGACAATGCTGGCCAGGATGCCGAGCATGGTAGCTGCTGCCGCTGCTGCCAGCAAGACGGCTTTCATGCATGCCCCCTTGCTCGGATGTTCTCCGCTGCCGACTCCAAGGCAGCGGCCCTTATGTCGTTGGAACGTGCTGCCATGCGATCGCACACCTTCGCACACGCCTCGCGCTCTGCTTCAACGGCTTCTTTCACCGCCGCCTCAAGCTCTGAGCG